CAACCGTGTAGGTGTTATCCCATAGCTTGTCAAGCTGTTTTATGTTTAAGGCTTCTTCCTGTGATCCAATCAAATCATCGACAAGCAGATAACCATTACAACGCACTTTACCGGCGTTTTCCGCGCCTTTTGATGTAGTCTGCAAAGAAGGGAAAGGCTTGTATGATCCCACATTAAATTGCCCCATTTTCGCGTTTGTGTTCGTGATCTTTGCGTTGTAAAATATCTCATTCCAAGCATATTCATCGTTATTCGTGCATATATCCAACACGCCATCGTAGTACATACGGGTAATATCTGACGAATGAGAAAAGAACAAGTTAAACTTGCGTTCATCCCAACCGATAACCGCCGAAGTAAAAAACTTCAAAATTGTGGTTTTCCCGCCACCAGGAATCAGCGAAATTGCCATAATGTCTAACTTATCATCGAGCATATCTTGAAAACATTGCGTTATCCCGTGTTTAAGGAATTGCTTACGCTTCGGCAGATAAAACCGATCCTTGTGCCGCCGCTTGCGCTCTAAGTACAGCAGGTAAGCATCAAAATCCCTGCTTCTGGCAAGCAATAACAGGATTTCCATATACAGGTTTATCTGTTTTACATCCATATCGTTGTCGCGTGCACCGTCAACAACACTCCAACACCTGCGCACAAGCGTAGCTTCATCGCCGTAGTCTTGACCGTAATATGGGCTTTTGGGATTGTTTTTAAGAGCAAGTTCGTATATGACTTCTTCCGTGTGATGCCGCACCCAATGAAGAAACTCTACGCCATCTTCAAGCAGGTGTTCACTACGGATAACAGAATCGCAATAGCCAAAGCTGCGCACAAGCAACTCCGTCCTGTCAGCATAGCTTCTGTTCGTGTCTATATACTCTTTCCAGAGATTTTGGGAAAATTGATATGCTTTCTCAATATCCTGACGCATAGTGCACCCCGTAAATAAAAACAAAGTGCACCATCTTGCACGATACGCACGATCCATCATTCGCGCGTCATTAGACTTGCGGTTTTACCGCTGTACTTTCTTTGTCACTTCCGCAACCGTGATCCCTACCGCAGACTTCCGAATCTCTAAATCCTTGCCTTTGGCAAGTGCTATCGCCATCTGTCCGGCTTTCTCTATGATTGCGGCCTTTATTATATCTATGTTCTGCATAGTTGTTTCCTCATAGGGCAGCAGGTGAAAAGTAAGTAAAGCCCTGCCGCCCCGATATGAAAGGAGTAAAAAGAATTGATGTGCTATACATCACCTTTTACACGATGTAAACTGTGCTCCGCATCGAATCCGTCAGGATAACGCTTGCGTAGCTTGTCTATGTTCGTTTCCATACAATCGTCAAGGCTCATACCCTGCGAAGTAAGAAACTCGGCTATAAACCAGGTCAAATCCCCAAACTCTTTCAAGATATGTTCCCTGTCCGGCGCACCGTGCCCTTGATATTCTTTCTGGTATAAGCTGTGAATTTCACCGATCTCGCCAACCATACCGTGTAATGCGTGATTGCGCTGTTCCAAAAGCGTAAGGCTTTTGTTGATCGTTCTCGCAGCTAAACCTTGATATTCGCTACCTGTCATTGCGTTTCACACTCCTTTAGTTCACAAACGGTATATCGTCTATCGAATCCGGTATACTGATAAATTCATCAGCCTGCGGCTGTGCATGGGCGGCCTTTGATGATCTTTTAGGCTTGTCAGCGGTCTTATCAGCAACGGGAACGGCATCTACTGTACTTGCCGCATTATCGCTCTTACTACCGACAAATTCCACCTTCTCGACCGCTACATCCGTTGTGTAAATCGTCTGCCCGTCCTTGTTCTGATAACTACCCGTGTTGATCCTGCCCGTAAGCCCGATCATATTGCCTTTGTGAAAATGCTTGTCAAGGAACTCCGCTGTCTTACCAAAGGCAACGCAATTCACGAAATCAGCCCCGTAATTGCCGCTTGCGTCCTTAAAGTTGCGGTTCACGGCAACATTGAATTTCGCTACCGTACTGTTCCCCGTTTTGATCTCAGGATCGCGTGTCAAACGCCCAACAAGTATTACTGTGTTCAACCTTTATTCCTCTCTTTCCATCTGCAAAAGCAGATTGTCATTCTTTCTTGCTTCTTCCAGGAACGCTAAACAATACTACAAACCAGAGCATAAAGAATATATTTAATAGTGCTGCCCTTATCGTATTAGCACTTGTATATATTATTGCCCCAGGTATTGTTATTACTAACCCGAAAAAACTGATTGTAACAAGCATCGCTAAGAGTGTTTTCATTCTTCTTCACCTTCTCCGTAGCTGTCTATGATCCCGACTATCAGATTGTCACGGCAACTCTCAATCCAATCGAGCATCTTTGACCGGATCAAGTCTGCATAGGTCTTTACCTGCCTGATCTCTGTCTTGCCTATCTCGTTGTCAGCAGCAAATGTCCTCTCATACTCATATTCTTCCTGCATATTCTCCGGCAACTCCTGATTCAAAATGTGCCCGATGTAGCTGTCCTCGTCATTGAACAAGAAGTTGTCAAAGAAGTTGTCTGCCGCCATTTCCGTACACCAATCGTACCCACGCACAAATTCCTGATCCTGCGCTTTCAGGGCATCAAAGTTGTAATATTCATCTTCCCTGCAATCTGGTATATAAGTCATATCTCTATTTCCTTTCTCCCATAAAGGGTGTACAAAGTGTATATATCTACGATATAGTTCTCCGAAGTGAAGTCTATATATTATATATCTATCTGTTGTATAGCTTTGTGTTATATATTATATATACTTCTCTTACCTCTACTCTACTTTCTGTGTTGTAAAGTCAAGTAATTATGGTATTATATATTTACGGCATACCCCTTTTTGTCTGCGGGGTTATTTGGGGCAACCCCTATATTATATATATTTATATATTATTGCCTTATATAATATATCTACTATCTGTCAATTAAAGGTGTAGTATTGTGTTTCTATATATCTTGTTTACTGTACTAACCCTTTTTGTTCCGGCGCGTATTTTGGGGACTAAGTGAGGGCAAGCCCTGGAATCTGGGAAACCCCCTGCCCCCTGCGGGTGATCCGTGCCGGACGTTCCGAAACTTTTTCGATCTGTATAAATTTCTGGTTCAATTCATACAACGCCTGGCAAGTGTTCGTTAAATGACCATTTCGCGAATAGTTGCGCGTCCAGATCAAGCCTGAATCCCTTTATTTTAGGGCTTTCTTAATTGTCTACAATTTTCAGACAATTTTTATCTACCAGAAACGCCGCTTTCAATCATTCCCCCGTTGCTATTGTCTGTCAATTCAAACAGAGAAGAACCCGCATCCGTAAGCGTTGCGGCTTGTTTCTGTCTGTCCTCTTGCATATTTCCCACACCGCTCCATCCATAAAAATGGTTAAGAATCGCAAGCACTCCAACGGGATTTTTGCCCGTTTGTAGCTTTTCGGAAAGGCTGTTTTCCCGTTGTGCCCTTATATTTTTAACAATCTTAAAACCACCACAACTTGCATTTCTACCCCATTCATACAATGTTATATCGCTTATCCCTGTAAGATATTGAAACCCATATACACTACACTCTTTATCATAGACTTTAGTATGATATATATAAAAATCCGCAATGTATGATAATAAGTCTGTATCATAAGCGTTATTTATATTATTTTTAACTTTCAATCTATCAGTATGTTTGAATAATCTATTTTGAGTATATAAAAGCATACCACCATAAACAGATTGAGAAATATCTCTAATACTGTCTATATTCTGTTCTATACAGAAATCATCAAAACATTGTAATATTTCGTTTATAATAGTATTAGCTTTTTCATTTATCTCTGTATTATTCATACTGTTATAACCCCTTTGCATATAATAATATAATACTGTCAAATGGTAGGGTTTTCCGCCGTGCAGCGTGCCGCCTTGCGTTCCTGGAATCGCTAAAAATGCGCTATTTCATGCCGATACGATTCGATATAGGTTGAAAAGAAAAAGCCCCGAAGAAGGGCAAAAAGAAAGCGGGGAAAGCCCCGCTTTTTTCAGTGTATATTCTATATAAAAAGCTGTCAGAAAAATCGGATTTTTTCCGCGTCCGTTGCTACTATTTCTATAATGTCGGACACTTGACATTTTAACATAAGACACACACTATTAAGCGTGTCCGTGTTTATGTTTTCTTTCTTCCGTATTCTTTGTATAGTGCTTTCGGAAAGTAGCTTTTCCCGCCTTAATTTCGTAGTTGTATAGCCTTTTTCGGAAAGTGCTTTCAATATATCTATTTTGTAAACGATCATCGTTAAAACCCCCTTTTCGGTGTATATCCTTATAAGAAATGATAGCACAAAACAAGCACCCTTGCAAGCCCCCGAAAAAAAACTTGAAAAACTTTTCAAAAGTGTATTGACTTTGCACCCGTTCGGGTGTATAGTAAAAACATCCCAAACAACATACCACCGTTTCAAACAGCTACCGAGTAGGGGGCAGCCGGACACACCGAAACAATCAGCCGCTTCAGAAAAGAGCAAACCGAAAACGGAAACCACCGAAAGAAAGGAAAACAGAAAAATGACAAGTGCAAGTGTTCTTTACGAATTGTTTCTTGACTTAGACTTTCAAGACTATTCAGAAACCCGCGAAAAAGATTTAGCTTTCATCGAAACGCTAATAAATGAAATCGGATACAGAAACGCAAAATCCGTACTTAAAGAAATGACAGCATAGGAAAGGGGGAAAAGAAAATGCCGGACGTAGTAGTTAAAAACGAAATCATAGATAACAAGCAAATCGAAATCGAAATCCAGACAAGATGGGAAACGACTTTCTACAAAGTAACGCTTTACAAGGACGGACGCGAACACACAAGCAACGTTTACAGCCTTGACAAAGAGAAAGCCGCGACCGCTTGTTTTAACCGCTACAAAAGAAAAGCGGCTTGGATCTGAACAAAAAAACCAGAAACCCAAACACAACACCACGAAAGGACAAGGGAAAAGACTATGGAAGAAAAAATCATGGAAATCATCAAGGCACTTGACGATAGCGAAATCGTATCGCTGTGGAATGAATACTGTTACGCCGCTAACAGATATGATGATGAGATTTTTGATAGCTATGCACTCGAAGAAATGATCGACAATAGCAACGAAGGCGGGCTTTACTGGGTTAGTCGTTTCTTTTATGGGAGTGATGATTATAGCACAGAAGGAAGTGCAAACCCGAACCGCGATTTTTTCCAGTTCGATGGATACGGAAATCTGAAAAGTTTTGATTATGTTTATAACAATTTCAAAGATGAATTTTCCTATGTATACCCCGAAGAAATGATCGATTATATGATTGAAAACAAAGAATCTTTCGGGAATGACGAAATCGAAGAAGTTTTCGAAGAAGTTGAAGAAGAATAAACCCACAGCCCCGCGGGAGAACCGAAAGCCCGCCCGACACGGGCGCGGGGCACTCGGTGAAAGCCGGAAACCCAAAACACCGACACAACAAAGAAAGGACAAGACGATATGAAAAGAAAGATTTACACCACGACAGACGGCAACAAAATTCGAAAAGTAGGACGGCAGAAAAAAGTGTATTTTGCTGAAAACCCGTACTTTGTATGGAACGGACGGCGGCAACATTTTGACGAAATCCCCCGCTTGTCTTACCCTATTATGTATACGGATGACAACGAAAAAACGGGAGTTATTGGCGGCTACATTTGCTTGTGTAATTGGGGCGGCGTTCTCGTAGAACTTGACGAAAACAGCGAAACCGTGCAATTATGGGAAGAACTCGAAAGGGGCTGAAAATATGACATACACCACGGAAAGAACGGCTTTCGGGTTTATAGTAGTATCAAAACGCCGAAGAAACGGTAACAAGCTGTATTTCGGCGGCATACGGCAGGGAAAGCCGCAATTCTACACCGACCATACATACAGCCGACAATTCAAGACGGAAGAAACCGCGCGGAAATATGCCGAAATCCTGAACAAAAAAACCAGATATGAAAGGGGGTTTACACTATGACAGCAAAAATTGAGTTGACCGCGGAAGAAATGAAAGCAATAAAAACCCATTTTGACCCGTGGCAAGACAAGCCGGAAAAAGAGCCTACTGCGGAAGAAATCGAAAACTTGTTACACTTCGCTATAAAATACTATTTGAATATTTGAAAACAAGCCCCCGCCAGTAAAAAGGCGGGGAAACCCTACGGGAGAAAGGAAAAGAGAACATGACAAAAGAACAAGAAAAACGGCTTGCAAATGCAAGCATTGAACAGTTATTGAACGAAAGGAACGCCGAACCCGCTCGGATTTTCTGCGATGCGATCCGAACACTTGCTGCGAATCCTGAACGCCTTGAAAACCTTGAAAGCTATCTTTCCTATCATTTTGACAAGTGGCTTGAAAAGTGGGCGAACACTCCCGAAAGTATGGCGGGAGAAATGAAACAGTTTTCGGAAGTATGGTAAAATAGCACTTTCACCGCGTGCAGAGAATGACAAGCCCCGCTCGATACGGGGCACGCGGTTTTTCTTCTGAACATTGACAAAAGCACACTCGCAGCACGGCAGGGAAACAAGCCGGAAACGCTGAAAACAGCCCAAAACAGCCAGAAACGGACACGGACGGACAAAAGCCCACGGACGGCACGAAAAACGCCATACGGGGCAAAATGAAAGCCAGACGGGCACGGGCAAGCCCCGCAAGCTACTGACAGACAGACAAGCGGCACGGGC